GGGTCTACCCGTACGTATGTACCCACAATGACAGAGAGGGGGTATTTGACCTGTTAACCACTTTTGATGTATTTTGTTAACCTACGCACAGGAAACTGGAAGAATTACACGATCTGTGCTCTGGTAAACAGTCAGTTTTGGGGGCATTGTGCTAAAACGAACAGACTGAGGGGTACTTTGTGCATTGACAAACAGTCAACCGTAGGCTACTATTCTAGCAGCAGCTGACGAGCGGCAGCTGACGAAGTGATGGGAGACTATCTACACTAAATACAAAAAAAGTAGATGTTACCCCTTGAAACCTCGCCCCACAGTACTATATTATACTTATAGTAATACTATTAGTCATACTGTGGGCTAAGACCTTTAGCTATTCTTCTAGCTATACTTTAAGCTATTCCTTAAAGTTCTTACCTTTTACTCTATTTATTATAGTATTATACTACTACTAGTAGTACTATACTTCTAGCTATTACTAACAGTACATACTTGATAGGGTAATTATATCATCTGTCGTTGAATTTAAAGGAACTTTGATGTTGACTAAAGGTATTTGCATACTACAACTAAGGAATATTGACCAAAATGACTGTTCAATCAAATAAGAACAAAAGGGTCAAGTACTACCAGAGTGATGACGTACTAGAAAAGTTCTACGAGACATTACTAGATAGTGCTGTCAATAACAAGAAAATCTCTCTTTCCCGAGTACACATTCCAAGATCAGACGTTTTCTACGTAAGAGAAGCCTACTTCCAAGCAACAGGCAACTGGGAATCTCTAGACAGGATCGAAAGATGTCTCTACTTGGGTGGTCACTTACGTAAACAAGACGTACTGGACCCCGACAGAGTAAGGGACTGGGAAAAAGATTACCTTCAGTTTGACGAAGACTACAAGTCTGACCCCGAGGACTACAAGTCTGACCCCGAGGACTACAAGTCTGATCCAACCGGCAATGATGAGTAGTACTTCATAGAGAGCCGTTTTATTGCCCTTCTTTCTTTCCAGGCTACCCCTAGCCCTAAAAACTAGAGATGGCCCATAAAACCACCCCTGAGCAGCTAATTCTGAGCAATCTAGGACCATATCTTCCCTGAAAGTTTTTCATAATGCCCCAAAGCAAAGACTCAAGACTAACCAGAGCGGGTGTTTCAGGGTACAATAAGCCCAAACGGACACCTGACCATCCCAAGAAGTCACACATCGTAGTGGCTAAGGAGAATGGAAAAGTAAAAACTATCCGGTTTGGTGAGCAAGGTGCCAAGACTGCTGGTAAACCCAAGGCTGGTGAGTCAGAGGCAATGAAGAAGAAGAGAGCTTCCTTCAAGGCTAGACACTCAAAGAATATTTCTAAGGGTAAGATGTCTGCTGCTTGGTGGTCCGATAAGGTACGCTGGTGACTTAGATGACGAGAGACTACAAATCCGAGTACAAGAACTACCACGGTAAACCTGAGCAAATTGCTAAGAGGTCTTCCCGAAATAAAGCTAGACGAGTGATGCTCAAAAATGGCTCAGTGTCGAAGGGTGACAATAAAGACGTAGACCACAAGAATGGAAACCCTACGGACAACAGCAAAAAGAACTTAACCGTTAAGTCTAAAGCATCTAACAGGTCCTTCCCTCGGACTAAAACAGCCAGAAAGGCACCAAATAAATGATGGGTTTAATGATTGGCTCTGAGGTCCCCGAGATTTCAGACAAGAACAAGACAAGAGCAGAGACTTACTGGATGTACGGCTCATCTCCCAGTGAGTTAGCTAAAGCTTGGGGTAAGCCAGTCAAAGTAGCCGAGCTCAAGAAATGCGCTAACTGTGAGTACTTCGATAACAGAGTCCAGACTCTTAAGGCTCTTAACCTTGACTCCGGTATGGGTGCCTGTAAGAAGTTTCTCTTTGCTTGCTCTCAGGATGCTGCCTGTCAGGCTTGGGACTGCCCGGACTTCCACTACGAAACAACGCCTATCACTGAGTACGAAGAGGACTAAAGCATGGCTCTGACTAACCTAGACAATGAAAAAGATAACCTCCTTAATCTTGTCAATGGACTTGCTGCTGTTGAACAGCCTGTAACGCAAGACCCTATTGAAGATGCTGAGGATTCTGTTGAAGAAACTGATCCCACGGTAACTGAGTTCAATGCCCTTGTCGCTAAAGTTAACGAAGTTATTGCTGCAATGGTTGCTTACGGTGTTATCAATGCCTCTGACTAAAAAAGGTGAGAAAGTCTTCTACGCTACTGAAAACAAAGGTAAGGTTAAAGGTCTTGCCAAAAGCAAACCAACCAAAGGGAAGTCAAAGAAATGATGATGAACAAGAAACCCTCCATGTATAAAAAGGGTGGTATGGCTAAGAAGTCTGGCTATGCTAAAGGTGGTATGACTAAAGCTAACTGTGGTGCTTCCGTGAAGCCTAACCGTAAAGCCAAGAAGTAATCATGACACTGGTATCCCCCGGCAAACCAGCACTGACTAGAAGCTTTGGTGTCTCCTGTGAAGTGGAGGACCAGAAGGAAACCCTATACACTTGCCCACCACAGTGTAGAGCAGAGGTGACAATGGTCTACGTTGTAAATGCTAACGGTACTACTACTACTGCGAATGGCTACTGGTATGATTCTAGTGCTGACGAAGAATACAGTATTATCGGTGGCAAAAACTTAGGTCAGGGTGAATTTATCCTTTTGGTTGAAGCTACTCTTGTGTTGGAGCCAGGGGATGAACTTAGAGTTACACCATCAGGTAACGCAACACCTGACCTTGATGCAATGTGTACCGTCACTGAAACATTTAGGCCCGTCGGCTAACTAGGACACTGTCATGGCTAACGAAGAAAAAAAAGGTGGTATCTTTGGTGGTAAGAGAAGTCTTGCAGAGGACCTTAGGGACATCAATAAAGACGGCAAAGTAAACTTCGGTGACACTTGGCTTGGAGACCTTCTCGGGTTTGATGGTTCCTTTGGTGTTCAAGGACCTAGCCTCAAGGAATCTTGGGGTGGTGCCAGACGTTATGCTGAGTCAGTAAAGAACAGAGTTCAAGCAGAACAAGAGCTTCAAGTAGCTATTCAAGAAAGCAAAAGACCCAAACCTCGGCCTCGCTCTGAGCCAGCTACAGCTACTTTTATTGCTCCACCTTCTCCGGTTGAAGTCTCGTCCTTAGACAAACTTCCAGTCGAGGATATGGGTTTACCTAACGGTCTTATGACTAGGCCCGGACCAGTCCCTCCCCCGAGAGCAGAAGTTATCGAAGAACAGGCTAAAGAAGCTCAAGCTAGACAAGACCGTTCGCTAGTAGAAAGAATTAAAGAAGAATCCGACGACTACAATCTTTCAGATGCAATTAGAAACTTATCTGATATAGTACGAGAAAAAATAGCTCAAGCTAAACCTGCTGAGGTAAAACACACAGAAGCAGAGACAGAAGCAGAGACAGAAGCAGAGACAGAAGCAGAACAAGCCTACGAAGACCTTAGGCTGAAACTTGCTAAACTTCCTGCTAGACCAGAGTACGACGAAGAGAGACTAGAACTCTACAGAGTACCAAAATGTTAGAGTCAAAGGAAACAAAAGAAGCTCAAGCTAGACAAGACCGTTCGCTAGTAGAAATAATTGAAGAAGAATCCGACGACTACAATCTTTCAGATGCAATTAGTAATGCAAGAGGTGACGTTCTCGCGGGCACTGATCCGTACGGTCACCTTTGGTTCAGAGAAGAAGAGGTGGCCGAGGTTATCAGAAACTACGTTGAACATACCGCTGAAGAAAACAAACCGAAAGAAGTAAAAGGAAAGACTGATGTCCGAAAGAAAAAGAAATCTGACTGATAAGCAAGCAGCTTTCCTTGCAGCTCTTTTCTCAGAGGAAGCAAAGGGTAATCCTCGGGCAGCTATGCGTATTGCTGGCTACTCAGATGCTACCCCAGTCAAAGAAGTTACTTCGGCTCTCGTTGATGAGATTTCTGAGGAAACCAAAAAGTTCATTGCTCAGTCAGCTGCAACTGCGGCTTACTCAATGTACGAAGTAGTTACTCGACCGACTGACTTAGGCAACAAAGACAAAATCAATGCGGCTAAGGACATCCTTGATCGTGCTGGTTTTACCAAAACAGACAAAGTCGAAGTCAAGAGTACGTCTCCCCTCTTTATTCTTCCTGACAAAAAGTCGGATGATGATGAAGACGAGTAGGTTGACACTTAAGTAAGTTTAGACTAAACTACCCACATGGCTGAGAATTTCAAAGAAAGTACTGTTAAGATTCCTAAGCCTGTTAAGGACGAGGATGGAGAACTTGTTTGGTTTCCAATTGTTAGAGCCAGCAAACACATCCCATTTGGTTATGTAGTCTCGGAAGATGACCCAGACCTTCTCGTACCAGTCAAAGAAGAACTGATTCTCTTAGAAAAGGCCAAAGTGTACTTAAAAAGGTACAGTTACCGTAATGTAGCGGCTTGGTTGTCCGCTGAGTCAGGCAGAGAGATTTCACATGTAGGGTTGTACAAACGTGTCCACATCGAAGCAAGAAGAAGGCATGAAGCGGGTCAAGCTGCCGCCCTTGCCAAACGCTACAAAAAAGCGAAGGACAAAGCGGAAAAGCTCGACAAGAAAAGAATCGGTGGGGTCGGCACAAGAAGTTTCCCAGACGATCACTTCTTCACAAGACAATACTTCCGAAACGAACCCTACAAAGAAGACGAGTGACACAGTACCTGCTCAAGCAAGAAACCACCGTGTAATCTTCGCACCTAACCCCGGCCCACAAACTGACTTCCTTGCAGCTACTGAGCAAGAGGTCCTCTACGGTGGTGCTGCTGGGGGTGGTAAGTCATACGCTATGGTGGCCGACCCTGTTCGCTACTTTACTAATCCTCACTTCCGTGGTCTGCTTGTTCGTAGAAGCACAGAAGAGTTAAGAGAACTTATTGGTGTCTCGAAGAACCTCTACCCTGAGGCTATTCCCGGCATCAAGTTCATGGAGAGAGACAAGACTTGGGTTGCTCCCAGTGGTGCTACTCTTTGGATGTCTTACCTCGACCGTGACGACGACGTTATGAGATACCAAGGTCAGGCTTTCTCGTGGATTGGCTTTGACGAACTTACACAGTGGCCTACTCCTTATCCGTGGAACTACATGCGTTCTCGTCTGCGTACAACCAGTTCCTCAGGTCTTCCTCTCTACATGAGAGCCACGTCAAACCCCGGCGGTCCCGGACACCAATGGGTTAAGAGTACTTTTATTGACCCGTCCCCGCCTAATAAGGCTTTCTGGGCAACTGACGAGTTTGGTAATACGATTACTTGGCCTAAAGGTCACTCTCGTGGGGGGCAGCCTCTCTTCAAGAGAAAGTTTATCCCAGCCAACCTGTTCAATAACCCTTACCTTTCAGAAGACGGCATGTACGAAGCCAACCTTCTGTCTCTTCCTGAACACCAGAGAAGACAACTGTTAGAGGGTGACTGGGCGGTTTCAGAGGGTGCAGCTTTCCCTGAATTTAGTACCAAGACCCATGTTACCGAGCCATTCGACATTCCGAGTAGTTGGGCTAGGTTTAGATCAGCAGACTACGGTTACGGTTCTCATACGGGTGTCCTCTGGTTTGCTGTACATCCGTCCGGTCAATTGATTGTTTACCGTGAGATGTACGTATCAAAAGTTACAGCCTCAGACTTAGCTGACCTTATTCTTGATGCTGAGTCCGATGACAAGATTAGGTACGGTGTTCTTGACTCATCTCTTTGGCACAGCCGTGGTGACACTGGTCCTTCCCTGGCTGAACAGATGATTATCAAGGGCTGTAGGTGGAGACCAGCCGACAGAAGCAAAGGGTCACGAGTTGCCGGTAAAAACGAAATCCACAGACGCTTGCAGATAGACGAGTTTACCGAAGAACCCGGACTGGTTATTTTCTCAACTTGTAGAAACCTGATTAAACAACTTCCCTCCATTCCTCTGGACAAAAGAAACCCTGAGGACGTTGACACAAACTCAGAAGACCACCTATACGATGCCCTTCGGTACGGTGTCATGACTAGACCGAGAAGTCATCTTTTTGACTATAACCCAACCCAACGCACAGGCTTTCAAGCAAGTGACCCAACATTCGGATACTGAGGGCTGACAATGGCTGAATTTGACTTTGAATCAACAAACATTATGGACTCTTCTGACTTCTCAGCCTCTATCGAGGATATGGGAGAGAATGAGACTACTGACAGTAAAGTCGGTTCTGTCGTTTCAATTGTTACTGAAAAGTTTAAGAGAGCAGAAGACGCTCGTTACGCTGACGAACAAAGATGGATTACTTCGTACAGAAACTACCGTGGTCTCTACGGCCCTGACGTTCAGTTTACTGACACAGAGAAATCAAGAATCTTTGTCAAAGTAACCAAGACTAAAGTCCTTGCCGCCTATGGTCAGATCGTAGACGTTCTTTTTGGAAACAACAGATTTCCACTTTCGGTAGACCCCACAACTCTTCCTGAGGGTGTTACTGAGGCTGTTCACTTTGAATCAGATGAGAACCTCCGAAAAGCCCAAGAGGGTGTTCAAATTCCCGAGGAAGAAAACCGCCTTAAACCGGGTGAAACTCTCCTTGACTTCAAGGAACGTCTTGCTGGCTTAAAGAAGAAACTCTTTCCAGTTAAGGATATTCTGGTTGAAGGTGAAGGCAATACTCCGTCAGCCATTACTTTCCATCCGGCTATGATTGCTGCCAAAAAAATGGAAAAGAAAATTCATGACCAACTTGAAGAGTCAAACGCCTCCAAGAAACTTCGTGCAGCAGCCTTTGAGTGTGCTCTCTTTGGCACTGGTGTAATGAAGGGTCCCTTCGCAGAAGACAAAGAGTATCCTCAGTGGGACGAAGAGGGCAACTACGACCCGATCATTAAGACAGTCCCGAAAACTGATTACGTGTCTATTTGGAACTTCTACCCAGACCCTGACGCTGACAACATGGACGAAGCTGAGTTTGTCATTGAACGCCACAAGATGTCCCGCACACAGATCCGTGGTCTTAAAAAACGTCCCGCCTTCCGCAAGAGTGCTATTGATCTGGCTGTTGAGTACGGTGAATCCTACCAGAAAGAGTGGTGGGAACAGATCATGGAAGATGACAATCAAGAAACCAGAATTGAGCGTTTTGAAGTCCTTGAGTTCTGGGGTTACATCGACATGGATGTCCTCAAGAATAACGACGTAGAAATCCCCAAGGAAATGAAGGATTACGACCAAGTCTCGGCTAACATCTGGGTCTGCAATGGTCAAGTACTTCGCCTTGTCCTCAATCCGTTTACCCCTCAGTACATCCCGTACTACGCCTTTCCTTACGAAGTTAACCCATATAGTTTCTTTGGTGTTGGTGTTGCCGAGAACATGGAAGACACGCAGACCCTTATGAACGGTTTTATGCGTATGGCTGTTGATAACGCTGCTCTGTCTGGCAACCTTCTTATTGAGATTGACGAGACTAACTTGGTTCCGGGTCAAGACATGGCAGTTTATCCCGGCAAGGTCTTCCGACGTCAGGGTGGTGCCCCCGGTCAGGCTATTTTTGGCACTAAGTTCCCCAACGTCTCAAACGAAAACATGCAGATGTTCGACAAGGCTCGTGTCCTTGCTGATGAATCGACTGGTTTCCCTTCCTTTGCTCACGGACAAACTGGTGTGTCAGGTGTTGGTAGAACAGCCTCCGGCATTTCGATGCTCATGGGTGCCGCCAGTGGTGCTATCAGGACTGTTGTCAAGAACGTGGATGATTACCTGCTCGGGCCATTGGGTAAGGCTTTCTTCCACTTCAACATGCAGTTTGACTACGACGAAGAGATTAAGGGTGACTTGGAGGTTAAGGCCCTTGGTACAGAATCACTCATGGCTAACGAGGTCAGAAGCCAGAGGCTGATGCAACTTCTTGGTATCGTACAGAATCCAATGCTTGCACCTTTCGCTAAAATGGATTATATTATCCGTGAGATTGCTAAGAGCATGGACCTCGACCCAGAGAAAGTAGTGAACTCCCTTGGTGACGCTGCTGTTCAGGCTGAGATGCTCAAGAAGTTCCAAGCTGAGAACCCGCAAGCTATGCCTCCTCAAGGTCAGATGGCAGGAACTCCCGGCCAACAACCCCCGGCTGGTGCCCAAGCCCAAGACATGACGGGTGCTGGCGGTGGTAATATTGGTACAGGGACAGCCCCACAGCCGGGTGAAGAAGGCTTTGCAGCTAACACAGGTGGTATCCCGCAATGAGCACGAAGCTTAAACTTTTTGTAAACAATCACGAAATGTGGACAGCTTTCAACGAAGAATTCGACAGGCTGATCCACCAAGAACAGAAGACCCTTGAGCAACTGAAAGACCCGGTTGATATTTACAGAACGCAAGGTCTTTTAGCTGGCTACAGAAACCTTA